TCCCTTGTCCTCGTTGTAACGGTCAAGGAGGTTCTTTAGTTGAAACAGGACACAATGAATCAAGATGGATTCCTTGCGAATTCTGTGACGCCACCAAAAAAGTGAAAGCGACCATTTCAATAGAGTGGAATCCGGATTATGATTCATAAAAGGGACTCATATAAGAATTAAATGCTAACATGATAAAGAAATACGAAATTACATGGCTTGACGAGAACGGTTATATTCATGTTCTCAATCATATCACGACAGACAAGCCAAGTAATGCGCTTTTCAATGAGATTTGCAAGCTGCTTGTATTATATCCGACCATCTTCCAAAGATTTGAGGGGATGCCGGACAATATCCACAAATGGATAAAGAAAGGCAATACATTGCGGGAGCATTATTTTGCTAACATTGGCGAGCAAAGCGTTTCTTGTATGGCAGAATCATAAGAGATAAGGATAAATGATAAAGTATAACTTCCTAAAAAGAATATGAATATGAACGAATTTATGACTATACCAGGAACAACTTATATTGTCACTCCTGATTTAAAAATAATCAACTCAAAAACAAATAAGGAAAACCGTTGTACTAATATATCTGTATTAATGGATGATGGCCTTAGGCACGGTTTTAGACGTGAACGCCTAATCTATGCGGCCAAAAACAATATTAACCCGTTGCATATACCTAAATATATTATTGTAAATAAAAACGGAGATGGGATGGAGAGGTATGATTTTTATAAAAAGCACAAAAGAGGGAGTGTAAAGTGTAGATATCCGTTTGATGTTAATGAGTATGAAAAACTAATTGATTGCCTGAAAAAAAAGGAACGTCCTTTATTTATTATGAATTACATTAAAGATATAGAAAATTATTGCAAGTTTCATTTGGAGGTATCGAATGAAGAAGCGTACGAATTAGCAATAAGCGCGATTATGGCAACAATTGATAATGTGGAAAATGGCGTCTTTCCGCAATCTATAATAGGATATATACTAGGAACCTCTAAGAAAATGCTTTCCGCAAGAATAAAATATAATAAAACATTTCTTAACAAGCTCGATAAACGATATGAATAAGGACGACTTATTTAAGGTGTTTTTAATAAATGACCTGATGGATTTGCCTAATGCCGTTACTAAAATTTTAGATATGGATTTAGAAGATAGGAATAAAATATACCGAGAGTTGATTAGACTGAACGATAACGATTTGTCTTATGACTGGTTTCAAGAAGTTTACGAAAGTGATTTATCTGAAAGAAAGCAAAAAAAACAGGACTTCACACCAAATTCTCTGGGAGTATTATGTTCATTGCTAACATCTCAAACCGGAAGTATACATGAACCTACTGCCGGAAATGGATCTATGATCATTGCGGACTGGTGGCAACGTTGTACGAAATTATTACCCTGGGAACATTTCCCATCTCAGAATATTGTATCATGTTGGGAATTATCTGATAGATCAATTCCTATACTTCTTTTAAACTTATCGATTAGAGGAATTATGGGGTATGTTTATCACGGGGATGTATTAACAAAAGAAGTTAAGCAGAAGTATATCCTTCTTAATCGCAAAGATGATACACTTTCCTTTTCGGAAATAATAAAAGCAGATACTAATGCTAAAATAGTACAAGAATTATGAAATTAAATGATGTATATAATAAATGGTTGTCTGTCAAGAGAAGACAAGTTAAGGAATCAACACTAAGCTGTTATCAGCTCATATATATAAAGATACTGGCTCCTAGATTTGGATCTACAGATGTGGAGACCATGAATAAGAAGGTTGTTACAACATTTCTTTATGAACTTCTTGATTCAGGCACTAAGTCAAAGAAATACTGCTCAGATATCCTTATAGTCATAAAGATGCTTATTCGCTACGCTGGTGACGAATTGGACATCAATGTTCCCGATACAGCTTGGAAGGTTATTTGGCCAACCAATAATAAGGTTGGCGTTTCAAAATTAGAACGTTACACGCAAGAAGAATATCGTAAAATTGTTGAGTATGTTATGGATAATCCATCACCTCGCAATTTAGGCATTTTATTAACAATATGCACAGGCATGAGGATTGGCGAAATTTGTGCGTTACAGTGGCGGGATATAGATATTGTTGGCAATACAATTCATGTCAATAAAACAATGGAGCGCATATATCTTCCTGGAAATATCGGTACCGACAGGAAAAAGACGGTGGTTGAGATAGGAGCTCCTAAAACTAGTTCATCAGATAGGCACATACCTATTCTTAAAAATATTTTACCCATTGTGAAAAAGTTCTATGCCGTATGTAAGCCAGATTATTATGTTTGCACCTGCTCTGAGGATTTTATCGAACCTCGAACTTTACGTACATATTATCGAATTTTTATTCTTGAAAAAGTAAAGTTAAATCATTGCATTAAATTTCATGGATTACGACATACTTTTGCAAGTACCTTGATTGAAAATAAAGTCGATGTTAAAACTGTATCCACAATTCTAGGACATTCGGATATAAGTACAACCCTCAATGTATACGTACACCCATCAAATGAAGCCAAAATATGCGCTGTTAATGGAGGCCTAAAAGGAATATTCAGATAGTTTGGATACGGAATGATAAGAAAGAAGAGAATAATTAAAAAAATGTGAGTCATGGACAAGAAGAGATTGGAAGCTCATATGAATGATGGGAAAACAGAATACGTGATGTGCGCAGCAATTCATGTGGATGATGGAGAATCTTATTCGTATCAGCCATACAATATTGATACTGGCATTGTGCTATGTGGGTGGAGACATCCCGGAATATTCCAACAGGCAGCACTTTTAAAAATGCCAGATAGCAGTAAAGCGATACAAGGATTTCTTACTACTAAGAATAGATTTTTAACCAGAAAAGAAGCTTATGCGCTGGTTAAAGAAACAGGACAATTAAAGCAGCCTCTTATAGGTGGTATGTTAACTTCAGAGGATTTGTGGTAACAAATTACTAAATAATTATGAGTGATTTATACTTCAACGATAAACGCTTTGTCGGCTACAGTAAGATTAGTGATGTATTTTTTCTGCTTCCGGCAATAATGTGGTACATGGAGCGAGAAAGGATTAAAGATGCAGACTCGCTCGTGATATGTGTGCATTGGCTTTGTTTTCAGTGCGGGTTATTTATTAGGTGTAAAAGAAAAATTAAAATAGGTTATGAGAAAGATAATAGCAATTAGTAGATGCCATTCCATAGGTGGGGGAATAATGAAAAAGTGTAGAATTAAAAAATAGCGAATCATGATAACGAAAGAACAAGTTAAAGAAATATTGACAAAAAATCCGGCAGGAATTACAAAAGAAGAGTTGAAATTTGTTTTTGGCATATTCTGCTTATCAATCAAAGAATATGAAAAATCAGAACATAATCTTTGGTTTGAAGTACATTTCGAACGCATATACATCGCTCAAATTCGATATGGTATAAAAGGTGGGATGTCTTTTAGTAACGAATATGTAAATATGGGAGATGGATGTCATGGAGTAACAATGGGAACAGTGAATAATACAGCCGATCTATTAAAAATATTCATCAATATGTTTTACGACAATTTATTGAAACAAGCCAACTATGCTCCTTTATATAACGAAGAGACATCTCAATTCGAATCCCTTGAACAAGCTCAAGAATATTTGGAATATGTTCAATCTATACTGTAAAATTTAAAAAGAAATGAAACAAAAGAAATTACATATATCTTTTGACTTAGTATAATTGGCAAAACGAAAAGTACAAATTTTCAAAACGAAAGAGGATGTAAATTAAACTGTGTCAGCAAAGAATAAAATATTAACTTTGCTAACACAGTTTTTCTTGAATAAAAATCCGCTAACCGCCACTCTGTTTCGAGTAAAAAGATCGTTACTTAGGATGCTCGTAGTTTCTTAAGAGTTGATTTGTCAGAGGATTGCTCCATCGAATTGAATGTCTTTTTCCGGAAAGGAGAAAGGCCTCGGATTAATGGTTTTGTTCATTATAACACTAAAACTAAATTAAGGTTACCAACAAATCTGTTGTAACGAAGAAGATGGCCCATCAGTACATAACTTACCTTTTTCATCGAAGAATAATCGATCCATACAGACCACTCTATCCCAATTCGGTTTTTGGCAATGCACATCAGCATGGCGATGATAAACAATATACAGATCACCATTCGGAGCCTCTACTATCGAATTGTGTCCCGGTGCAGAAACCCCTTTAGGAAGATCCGTAGTCAAAAGAGGATTATCCTCACTCTTTACCCAAGGCCCCAGTGGACTATCCGCATAAGAAACCCCTACTCCATAAAACTCATAGCCGGTATCATTGGCGGAATAAGTCATATAATACTTTCCATTCTTTTTAAACACATAAGCACCTTCATTGCATCGGTTCCTATCCCAGTTAACCTTTTCCCATGTTTGCGAAGCGCCAGATATAAAAACAGGTTCCCCCATCAATCCGGAAAGGTCTTTTTTTAATTTCACCCCATAAAGTTCACCAGTAGCCAACGTATCCTGCATTCCATTTTTGCTGAAATATACATAAGGCGTCCCGTCATCATCAACAAAAATGTCTGCATCAATGGCAGAATAGCCCAAGTCGAACCAAGGAGTATAAAGATCTATAAACGGTCCTCCCGGCTTTTCACTGACAGCAAGACAAGTAAGCATCCGATCCAAATCTTTCATATAACAACTGTAAGTCATATAAAACCGCCCTTCGTAATATTTCACCTCTGGAGCCCAAAAGCCATAACAGCCGATGTGATCCTTTGGTTTACGATACAAAAGACCTTGATACTTCCACCTAATCAGGTCGGAAGAAATATAATAAGCAAATCCTTCTCCTTCCGGCAATGCAGTCGTACCTGTCAGGTAATATAAACCACCGGCTTTATAGATAAAAGGATCAGCTATATACAATTCAGTACTGTCCGTTGTTTTTAAAGGATTCTCATAACACCTTAACTTCCTATCCGATATTTGATGACAAGAAAACAAAAAAACACTCGACAATACAAGCATCGTTTGATAAAAAAACTTCATATAAATGTTATTTTTGCAAAATATCCAGTAAATGTACTTCTTTTTTCTAATAACAAAACTATTTCCGATTCCTTTTTAAATGAACCCTAATCACATATTTGACAAACTACCGCTAAACTGAAAATTTAGCAGTAGTAGTTCACCAAATCCTATAAAATCCCCTTCTATAACATACAAAGGGAAGAGATGTGTCAAAAAATGAAAAACATAATTTAGGTGGATTATACGGATATTAATTTATCCATACGATATTTTCAATATATTTAAACGCCATTTGTATATTTAGGGGATACGTCTCACAATTTCATAGGCTATATCTTTAAATTCTTTTAAACATCCTTCTACGTATTGATAATGTCCACCAATAACCCCATCTTTATTTGTCAATTCAAACACAGGCTTCTGCGCTTCTTGAGCCAAAGGGATTAAACTATGATAATTCTTAAAATCGGCAATTTTATAATTATCAGCTTTTGCTACCAGACTCAAACCAGACAACTTCTTTTGCGTTAATGGAGCTATCAAATATTTTTCAATATATTCTGGGATTAGATCTCCCCAATTTTGATATGCTTTAGTTTTTCTTTTTCGGTACACATTAAATTGTTGTAAAATATATCCTAAAAATTGAGGTTCACCCTTAGGTACTTCAAAATCCATTTCTTTCACTCTCAATTTTGCAAAATTGTAATTGTCAATCCATTCAGCAAAGACACGTCCTATATTTTGTGAACCTCTTAAAGAAAATAAATCAGGAATCATAGGTATAATAAAATTATCACACCCTAATAATATGGCTCTATTCAATGAACCTAAATTTGGCCCCAAATCAACTAAAACATAATCTATCTCATTTTTTATACCAAAATCTTTTATCATTCTCAATAATGATGAAGTTACACGGAACCCCCTCTCTTGAGCGGCAAGAATTTGAGTCCATGCATTTGACAGTTCTCCTTCAAAATCAGACAATAATAAATCTCCTATGAAAACCCATATATTCCTATTTGGAACTCTATATGGTTCTACAATTTTCACATCGCCAGCACCAGTTACTATTGGAGCTATTGCTTGATAAAGACTGTTTCCATGATCACTCCAAGCATTGTCTATCGTTTCATCAGAACAAATATGTGCCGTCAAATTGCATTGAGGATCTAAGTCTGCAAAAAGAACTTTTTTCCCAATTCTTTCAAGAGCATATCCCAAATGAAATGTAAAAGTGGTTTTTCCAACCCCACCTTTATTATTAAAAAAAGCTATAGTTTTCATTGTTTAATGATTAAATTTATTGATTTATGACAAAAATAAGAAGGAATATTCATTACATAACATGATATTCACAACATTTAACATCTATTTTACATCAATTATTTTTACCTTATTTCACCATATTTTATAATACGCCCCAACTCCAACATAAGGCGATAAACCATCTCGACCAATCCCATAACCGGCCATGATACCTATTCCCCAGCGACGGGATGACTGCCGTTTCGTGATATACATTGTTTCCTGAAAAACATCAATACTATCAAGCGACGGATTGTATCCCGATACCCAAGCATGATAATCGTCCGTCAAGTATTCTTTCTGAGTGATCGGTACCGGCACATAGATCGTGTCAATCTTATCCTGCCCTTTCTCTTTAATGACGATCGGATAGGGTATTTCGACCTCTCCTACTTCGATTTCAAAGGAAGCTACCGGCAGAACCGTTCTCAAGGTGTCAATTACCGTATCACGTTCAATTTGTACATTTTTTACACATGTACTCCGAATATGGTAGCCCGCTATAAAGCTGGCTACCAACCCGATCAACAATAGTGTGACATACCAGGATTTCATAGCAAAATCCATCCTGTTATAACATCCGGCATATCAGCTTCTACGCCGTTTTCAACATACGACATAGCAGCGACAATGCGAATCATTATCTCTCTGTTCTCAGGATATACAAGCTCGTCAGCTGGAATACCGCTTCTTTCTGCCACCACCCTGATATAATTCTCCGTATGGTTCTCGTTTGTCGGGGCCCACCGGCTAATCATCTTGCGGATGGTGTCCAGTTTGTAATTGCGGATATAATTCCGTAAGATTACGAACATCGCCCGGTAGCCGTAGGCCATCGTTTCGAACTGTTTAAATGACTTATCCTTGCTTGGTCTCACCTCGCCCTGAAATAAGTCGCCATTGATCCGGATATTTCCGGGATTGTTATTTCTTAAGCCTCTCGGCAAATTATTCTTCTTCATATTATTTATCTCCTTTATTACTTGAATTTTTGATAATCTTAATCAGTTCTTCCGCATCTTTCGATACTGCGCATTGAACGATCCTTTCTACGATATCGGCAATTTCCCCGGCATGAGCCTTCTTCTTCTTGCTATTTTCCACAACCGATCGTCCTTCAATAAGTAATATTCCCAAAGTAACCACGATCACACAATAAGGGATGGCATACCAAGGGAAAAACAGCCCCAACACGTCAATCAAGACAGCAAAGAGGACTACTCGCAGGTAATCTACGATCTTGGCAATTGTCTTCCTAAGCGACCGGCTGGAAATAGGTTCTTTATTCACCCTTGCTGCATCCAGTCCCGTCCACATGTCAATGAACGAGGCTACGATTGTCAAGATAGCACAGATAAAAATAATAGTAGTCCCATGCGTTATATCCTGGGTAATGTTCAAATGAATGATACGTTCCATACTTACGCTAAAATTAAAAGTGACAGATAGGTACTTGTTAATGCTGCAACTTCGATCCAGAACATCGGTTTAGTGTACAGAAAATCCGATATAATGCTATCGTTTTCATTTCGCACCATCATGGCCACGGTATAACCCACATACGCTATCCAAACCATCAAACACCACGGACAGTTACAGGCTACCTAAGCCTGCGAACCCACAAGGCAAAGTATAGCCCCCATTTTGTGTATGCCCCCCTCGACGATATCCTTGAAGTTTGGAGCAGCCCCAATGAAGAACATACCGGCACAAGCTAAGAATGCCAGCCATTCTGTGCCCGGCTTACTTACTTCCAGCACGGCCGGCATCAACAATCCGGCAGTCAGCCACATTGTAGCCATAAACCAGTGATCGTGTTCCAGTTTGTAATAAGTTGCACTGATAGAGTAAGGTACACCTTTTGCCTTTATACAAACTGCTGCCGTATAAGCTGCGATAACCAAAAAAGAAATAATTAATAATAACATGATTTTCAAACTTTATTGTTTAACTTTGTTTCCGGAGACCCACGGTCCCCTAATTTTCTTTTTTTACAGCCTCCAATCTGTGATAGCCTGGAGGCTGTTTTATGATCGGTTATAAAGGCGCAAAAGCACGAACCAAGGCTTTACCATACTGTACGTAGCTATCAGCATATCCATTACCTACAAAATACGTCCAAGCGCTTATGTCATCGTATTGCGTACTGGTCCAATAAGAAAAGGTGCTCAACTCAACTCCTCCTATAAGAGACATATAATATCCTATATCAGTAAGATATCCATCAACATAATCCCACTCCCCGCAAGCCCCCAAGTAGCCATTTTTCCCATTTTTGAACAAATATTGGTTACACCATCCGGCTGCATGGCTCCGTTCTCTGCCGAGTGCCTTTATCATGGCTGTTGAGTTAGCTACGCCTGCATAATCTATCCGAGCTGTATCCCAATCATTAGTTGTTATTACACCGGGTATAGTGGGTGCATCAACATTCCACCATAGCTCTGTTTCACTTTCTGTCGGAGCAATTACAAATCTGCAGGCATTGCTGATAAATGCAACTCCCACAGCATCACTATTCCACTCCTTTTTCCACATCTTTTCTGTATATAACCGATTATCTGTCCTTAGAATGTAAACTCCATTAGGTGCACCTTCTATCTCCATACCACCTTTCTTCCGTCCCATCATCGATCTTATCATACCAATCTCCTTTCCGCCGAAAGTCGGTCAGATACTTTAGTTAAGAGGTGTTTACCCCCCCCCCATTAACATTTGTAAACAATTATTTCTCATGACTTTATCTCCTATTTTTTAGTCGTTAATATCTTGTTTCATCTTTTTCAACGGCAGATCATTCTTCGTAAGCCCAATAGCGGATCAGGACAGTGCCATCACCGCCGTTACCGTAAGTACCACAACCGCCACCACCGTAACCGCCACTTTTTCTATTGCCATTTCCAGTTCCGCATCCTTTGTCGTAATCGGATTCTCCACCCATGCCCCCATTTATATTTCTGTCTGAACCACCACCTCCGGCATTTCGTTTCCCAGTAGGTTCGCCAAAATCGCGGGTTGTATGCCTTTGACCCTTTCCTCCGCCATATAGGGAACCAGCTGGATAGAGAGAGCCATTTTCATTGCGGCTGCCTATTCCGTTAGATCCATCAGAACCCGCTTTAGCCGTATCTGAATCATCTCCTGCTCCGCCACTTCCGCCGTTGCCACCAGTATATGCTCCGGCATTACTTCCGCCTGGATAACCATTACCCGCACCATTTCCGCCATTAGCTCTATAACTTGAATTTAAGAATTGAGAGTATCCACCGTTGGGGGCAACTTCAGAATACCCTCCAATTCCTCCTTTCCCAACTGTTATCGGAATTGACTGACCCGGTGCAACAGAGATAGCATCACCGTCTCTCCATCCGGATGTATCTTTTTTGAAGGTTTTAGTATAGCCGCCACCTCCACCGCTTCCATTATGTCCTGCACCCCCTCCTCCGACAAGAAACACATCAACCTCCCTACATCCTTTAGGTACGATCCAGGTATAATTCCCGGCAGGATAGAACCTCTTGGTGAACAACTGCAACTTCTTCCGTCCCATCATCGACCGTCTCATCTACGCCCTCCTTTCTTACGATAAGAGGTCGTAACTTCTTTATTTAGAGAGCATTTTACCCCCCCCTCCCCGTTTAACTTTTAATAACATAATCTGTTTCATTGCTTTACCTCCTGTACAATTGTGGGCAAGTCTTTCAAGTCGTTCGGATAACCTGTAACGGTTGTCAGAATGCAGAGATAGATCACACCGTATTGTTCATAATATTTGTCTTTCTCGAATGCCATACCCTGCACGTATGGAATAGGATCATCAAGCGTGCCTGCGTGCTCATCTTCAACGATCTTATACAGTGAAGCAGTTTCTATGCCCGGTTTCCAGTCGGCTTGCAGCTTGTGCTTTTGTATCACTTCAAACAAAGTGTCGCTTTCTCCTTCCACTACTCGAAGCCGGAAGCCTATTTCAACTTCCTTGCCAAACTCCGCATTTTTCTCACCCCAAATGGGGAATAAGACCTGCATCTCCAACGCTTGGCTGGCTGTGAGAGACACGCTGTTCATCATCGCACGGGCAAAGGTCACTGCCTGCGCTTCCGGGGATTTAGCGATTGCCTTATCTGCTTTAGTTTGCAAGGCTGCCGTTGTTGTATGGATCATTTCAGGATAGCCTTCCACCACGATAGCTTCGACCTCCTCGGCTGTTTGGGCGGCATCGATACGGGATAGCAAGCCGTCTGTCACCTTGGCGCACTGCTCCGAATAGTCCGCTATTTCGTCAAGAGCAACCGTTAAGATATTCGAGGCGTACAGATGACCGCCTACTTCGACTTCTTCCTGCCGGCCACACTTGTCTTTCAGACGAAGCGTATCACCGGCATAGGCATCCTGTTCGTCGATGTAGTAATGATGGATGTCTTTGTCGTAGATTTCCTGCCGTTTGGCATCACGGGCACGCCAGAGCAGTTCTTCCGGTGTCGGCTGTGGTTCCGGTGTCAGTGCCATATACCAACACTCGAGCGGTGATGCCTCCGGATAGTCGTTATGATACTGTTCCTGCTCTTCACTAAGCAGGAGATAAGCGCCATCTTCGTAATTTTCGATATTGTCGCCAACAAGATAGGAATCAGGCAATTCTTGTTCCAATTCCAAAAACTGAATGTTTTTTTGAATATACAGCATATTGTCTTATTTATATTTCATGTAACGAAGTATTATGATACCGGAACCGCCTGCGCCAGAATAGCATCCTCCTGAGACATTGGAACCACTTATATAAAAAGAACCTCCTCCTGAGCCCGTATTGGGTTCTCCATTAGTAGGTCTTCTCGAAATATCTCCGACATAACCGATACCACCGCCACCTGGTGCTGATCCGGAACTATATTCTCCACCACCTCCACCACCTCCGGCGTACAATTTATTATTGAACGGGCATCTGGTAGTACTCCCTTGACCGATTCCAGGCATATCACCTGCTCCATTAGAACCATCACTTCCACCAATATATCCTGCCGTCTTTTCTGCAGGTCTTCCACTACCACCACCTGATCCCCCATCGCCCCCTATTCCGGAATATCGACCTCCATTTCCGCCAAGAGCTTTTATTGAATTAGATTTAAACCAGGACTCTGACCCTGGAAGACCATTCTTCTGATCATCGTAAGCAGACATCGAAACTACACGATCTCCCCCTTTCCCTATTGAATAGCTAACAACACTTTCTGGAGTAACAGGCACATCAAGATATGTTTTAACATACCCCGATCCGCCCCCTCCACCACCTCTTTCAGGGCCTGACGATGCACCAGAGCCACCGCCACCAACAATGAATACATCAACAAATTTACAACCAGCTGGCACCATCCATGTACCGGATGATTTTAACTCTTCCACAACTTCTACCAATTCTCTCTTTCCCATCATCACCCTTCTCTTCATCTCTCACCTCCTTTCATTATACTCTCACGACAATTATCCCATGTTCTTTTT